GGCAGAAGCAACAATAACATACGCAGCAGCAAATAAAGGGTGGACATCCTTTCATTCCTACTTCCCTGAGTGGATGATAGGTATGAATAGTAATTTCTATACATTTAAGGGTGGTAATATGTGGAAGCATTACAATAACAATACTAGAAATAATTACTACGGAAGTCAATACACATCTAAGGTTACGCCTATTTTTAATGATACACCCACAACTAGTAAGATGTTTAAAACTATTCAGTTAGATAGTAACTCCCCGTGGGATACTACTATCACTACAGATATGTCCACTGGTTTTATGGACTCCACACAGTATCAACTAAAGGAAGGTGATTACTACACCTATATTAGACGAGTAGCAGGTAACACTGACTTAGACCTAATGTCAGCACAAGGTATTGGAGATATCCTTACCGTTACAGGTGCGTCACCAGGAGCCATTACACTGACATTTTCTTTTGATATAGGAAGTATTGTTTCTATTGGAGATAATCTATACAGAGATAATGCAGGTATTGAGTTAATCGGAACTATAACAGCGTTAACATCCACCTCTATAACTATGAACGTTACCTCTGTAACGCCAGTAATTGGTGATTATGTATTGTATTTAAAAAATGCCCAAGCAGAATCGTATGGTGCTAGAGGGTATTATATGGAAACATTGTTAGAAAATAATAGCACTAGTGAGGTAGAATTATTCTCAATTTCTAGCGAAGTATTCAAAAGTTTCCCTTAATTTAGTATCTTTGTGGTGGAGGTTGTAACTACTACTATTATGGATTTAAAGACTCAGCATAGCGAAATCAAGAAAAGTAACGGAGTTACTAGGAGTGAATTAGAAAATTTTGGTAATTTTTTAACAGGTATTGATAATGTTTTTATTGGAGACACTATTAATTGCCCATTAAAACATTCCTTTTCTGATAACATCTATGTAAGAGAAATATCTATCCCTAAAGGGACGGTATTGGTAGGTAAGATACATAAACATGAACACCCTAATTTTTTAATGAGTGGAAAGGTAAGAGTTGTTACTGAGGAAACTAGCGAGGTTTTAGAGGGTCCATTGTCAATGATATCATCTCCAGGGACAAAGAGAGCTTTAATAGCGTTAACAGATTTAGTGTGGATTACCATACACCATAACCCTACTAATACTAGAGATTTGAAAGAGATTGAAAAGATAGTAATAGCCGACAGTTATGAGGATTACGATAAGTTTGTAGAAAGTAAAAAAAAGGTGTCCTTTAAATTGAAAAATAAAATAATAAAACTATTAAGCAAATGAGTTGGGTAATGGCAGGTGTGGCATCCGCACAATTAACATACGCTGTATATCAAGGGATAGTAGCAAATGAAGAAAAGAAAGACGCTGAAAAAGCAGCAGAAGAGGCAATACAGAATTATAAAAAAATAGAAACCAAGAATGTAATGGGGGCATTACAAATCCCTACTAAAGGTATTGAGTTAGAGGAAAGAAATTTATCTAGAGCTACGTCTGGACAGGTAGACGCTATGCAGGAGGCTGGTGCCGCAGGAGTAATAGGAGGTACTGGTAGGTTAACACAAGCGGTAGGGGCTCAGTCTGAAAGTCAAGCGGCTCGTGTAGAGAGAATGCAGGCAGATAGAGATATAATAGTACTTAACGAAGAGCAACGACTAGAGAGGGAAAGAGCAAATAGGTTGAGAAATGTGGAAATGATGCGATTACAAGGTGCTCAAGGGGCAGCTGCAGCTGCTGCTAATCAGCAACAGATGGCTATGCAGTCGGGAGTAGATGCATTAGGAACGGGTGCTACAGCTGTATCTGCATCTCAAAACCCTTATGGTAGGCAAGGACCAGGTGAGTTACAACAAGTTGAAACTAGAGGTGTAGAATCCCTAAGTGGAGCTTCAGCAAGCTCACAACCTCAATTTCAAGATGTTTATTATAATTCGTTAGGTCAACCTATATCACAATCTCAGGCTACAAGTCAAGCCGATTATAACAACATGAATTATTCAGCATTTGGTTACTTCGGTGGTAACCCTTAATAAATTTAAAAAATGGCAGAATACGCAGGATACGTACAAAGAGCAGCCCCGATTGATTGGGGTATGGTGGCTGAGGATATTATAACTAAGCTAGGTGATGTAGAGAAAGATAAGGCAGCATTTAGGGAGAAGTATGATACCATGGCTAGCGACCTCTACAAAGAGCTAGGGGATTATGAGGCTGGTAAATCTCAATCCTTTAATGAGTTTGTATATAATGGAATTTCATCTGGAAGAACTACCTTATCCGCATTACATGAGAAATTAAAACGAAGAGAAATATCTCCTGATGATTTTAATAGGGCTACGATGTCTATGTCTAGCCAAATGGATGACTTTAAACAATTAACCACTCATTATAACGAGGCAATAGCTAACACACAAAAAGGTATAGATGATAAGAAATTATCAGGATTATCTGTGTTTGCGTCTGAGAGATTAGCGTCTATCGCTGACTTTAAAAATAAAAATTTACAGTGGATGACTAATCAAAATGGGTATACTAACCTCTTTATAAATTCGTTAGATAAAAATGGTAATATAGTAGGATACCCTAAATCTGTTACTTCATTAGTTACACCAGGAAATTTAGAGTATAAACGAACCGATGTAGTAGAGGAGGCAAAAAAATTCACTAGTCAACTTGGTCAATTTCAAAAAGGTAGAATCTATGATGCTACCGCTAGAAAGGATTATAAGGAAGCAAGAACAGATATTGTGAACTCTATTGTTAACGATGCTAATTCAGTGGCTAGTATTTTATCTGAATATGGGAATTATACATTTTATGAGGAAGGTCAACCTAAACCAGAAGGGAAAAGTCTAATGGTAAAGGTGGATGATAACCACATGTTAGTACCAGATGTAAACGCTGAAAACCATGATGACCCTGCGGTAAAGGAGGCAAGAGAGATAGTAGAGAATATTATCAATCAACAGGTTGATTATAGAGAGACTCCAGCTCCAAGCTATAAACCATCAAAAAGTGATGATTATTCTCAAAAAGATTTAAAAAGGTTTAATGAAGGATACAACGCTACATGGAGTGCAACTAACGCTACTCGTCAAGATGATTTTAAATATATGGATACTAAAAATTACAGCTTCGATATAGATTCAGATGGAACTATTGTAGTAACTAATAAAAAAGGGGATGTAATGATAGAAGGTTTAGAGAGAGGTAGTGTTGAGACCGCTAAAGCTTTAGCTCCGTATTATACAGGACGATTTGATGGTACACAATGGCAAGTAATTCACGACCAACAAAATAGACAAGGAACCACCCCTGGGAAAGTAGAAAGAGATGCCTATACTATCAGTGCAGAAGATTTAGATAAGGTTGGTCAAATAACTAAAATGAGTGAAAACAAGGGTGAAGACGCATTTGCTATGCTTGAAGAAATAATAACAGATGGAAACCCTCAAGCTAAGGTTGATTTTGTTGGTGTAGAATCAGCTGGTACACTTGCTGACAACTATAATCTAACTATAAAGGTAGGTGAGAAAGAGTATAAAATATTAATTGATGAAGGTACAAGTGTAGTAGGTGACTCATATAATGAGGTGTTAGCAAAAAATAAAGAAGAAATTACTAAAGCAATTAATGAGTCTTTAGGTGTTAATACAAACGCAGCCCCTTAATTTTAAAAATATGGATGAAAAGTATTTAGATGAATTGTGGAAATGGACAAATTCTGTAGACCCTACGTTTAAAGACAGATATACCTTTGATTCGTGGAGTGAAAAAATAGGGAATAATACTAAGTATCAACAAGATTTCTATAAATGGGTAGAATCTATTGATGAAAATTTTTCAGAAAGAAGACCGTATGAAGAGTGGGTAAATCTGGTAAAAAAAAAAGACGAAACTACGGAGTTGGATTCTCCACAAGAAGAAGTCGTTACTACATCGGATACAGAAGAAGTGGAGACACCTGGTGTTTCGGATGTTTCCGTTTCAGAAGAGGTAGTTGAAACTGCCCAAGAGCCTAGTGTTGAAACTCCAGAGGTAGTTGAGCAAACCACTGAAGAAGAAGTTGAAGCTACCCAAGAGCCTACTGCTGATACTCCAGAGGTAGTTGAGAAAACTACTAAAGAGGAAGTGGAGGTAGAGTTAGACCCTGATAAATTATCCCAACAACAATCACAAATAGACCAAGTATTAGCTGAATCGTTTAAAGTTACATCTAATGTTACAGAGTTAAAAAAACAAAATGAAATACCATTATCTATTCTAGATGCTTATGGTAGAGAGATAATGATGGCAGATAATGAGGTAGCTGCCGAGGGTCTTCAGAAAATATATAACAACCACGGGTTTACATTTGAAGACACGGGATTAGGGACTATGAATGTTACGGCTGCTAATGGTAAGGAAACCATGATAGATACCGACACGTGGACAGAAGATGGTGCTATAGAAGAGGCTCAAAAACTAAAATCTTTTTTACAAGCTAATAAAGAAGAGTATGAAGATATAACGATTGAAACAATTTATGAATCAACTAAAAAAGATAAAAAAGAATTTTTAAAGTATTATGATGAAAACCTTGTTAATGAGTCTATTAAAGATATGAATAGCAGGATTGGAAGATTTCAAGACAAAGGGTTAGAATATGAAAAAAATGTAAAACAATTTGAAAAAGATTATAATTTATTTATCGATAACGCTAAGAACGGATTACTCACTCCTGAACAAATAAAAACCCAAGAAGAGTTATTTGCCGAAATAGCCACTGGGTTAGAATCTCAGTTAAGTGAATTAAGAGAAGATAAAACTCATTTAGATGACGTTAAGTTTAAGCTAAATGAAATTATGGGGGAACATGTGGCTTTAGAGGCTCAAAAGGGTAATTGGGTAAAATCTTGGTGGAAAAGTTTTGTGAATACATTTGATGCTAAAAACGCTTCTTTATCAGGTGGTATGATAGATATAATTACTACTGTAATGGGTGAGGAAGGTTTAGATTCTTTAATGCCTTTAATTGATGAGGAGGGGGAATTTACGGGAAAAAGAAAGGATGAAACTAATTCGGAGTATAGGGATAGAGTATCTAAACAAATAAAAAATGAACTTAAACCTATGATTAGAACATCTCTCCAGGACCAAATAACAGGAGGTGTTACTAATGAATACCAGGAGCAATTTCAAAAAACAACATGGGGTATGGTTTCTACTGCTATGGCTGAAATGGGAGCCCACATGTTAGCTAGTGGTGGTCGCAGTGATGTAATGGCAATATCTTTTGGGTTGCAAATTAATGATGCAGTTTTTAAAGAAATGGAATCTATTGAGGAATTTAAAAATGTTTCAGAAGCTGAAAAAGCAGGTGTAGCAGGTTTAGTTTCTTTAACATCTGGTATATTAGAATCATTAGGTGTGTCTAAAATATTAAATAAAACAGGGGTTTCTAAAAGTATTTTATTTCGTGCATTAGGTAAATTAGGTCCTAAAGCTAGTTATAAATCTTTAGAAAATTTAATAGAACTAGAGGTGAAAAATATATTAGTAAAAGGTGGGGTTAAGGTTATAGGTTCAGGATTAATAGAGGCTGAAACTGAGGTTTTACAAGATATATCTGAAAGAAGTATAAAAGACATCTACAACACTTTAAAAGAAAAAGAGTTTTTTAGTAAAGAAAGCACTGAGATTACTTTAGCTAATTCATTACAATCTGCTAAAATAGGTTTTTTAGCTGGCGGAGGTATGGGAGGCATGACAGCTTCTATCCAGGCTTACAAACAAAATGGTATAGATAAATTAAATATTGAACAATTTGAGCTAGCAAAAAGTTTACTTACAAATCCTAAAACTAGACAAATATACACGGATAAAATAAAAATTGAACTAGCCGATGGAACCACAACTAAAAGTAAGGCTGAGAATGAGATAAAAAGAATGAATGAAATGGTGTCTATTTTTAATCAGATACCTAAGGATATAGATGTAGCTGGACAACAAGAAGCTTTTGCATTATTGCAAGAAAAAGCCGCATTACAAAAACAAATTGCTGGTAAGAACGAAAGTTTAACTAAAAAAGAAAGAACACGTATATCAGATATTGATACTCGATTAGAGAGAATAAGTGAAACTAAAACTACAACAGAAGAAGTAGTTACCGAAGAAGTAATAGAAGAAACCCCCACTACTGAGGTTAGTGAAGAAATATCAGAAGTTAAACCTATTGAACAAAGATTAGAAGAGGGGGAGACTATTTCAGAAAGAAACCAAGAATGGGATACTCAAGAAAAAGAAAACCTACCTCCGTTAAATAAAACAACTGAAGAATTTACGGAAGAAATTAAGAAAGGTACATGGGGAATGCTAACAGCTGAAAACCCTAATGCTAAACAAGAAACTGATGAATTTAACCAAAAAGCTAACGAGGCGGCAAAGAAATGGTTGAAAGATAAAGGGTATAATCCTATTTCCATTTTTGGTAAGTATGATAATTCAGAGAAAAGTTTTTACGTTCCAAATCTTACCACAGAAGACGCTATAGCATTTGCTAATGAATTTAATCAAGAGTCTGTTGCAACCAACAAGGGACTTATTTATCAAGATGGAAATATGAACCCTATAAACGAAGGGGGACAACAAATAGGTGTGAATCAAGATAATTATTATAGCACTATAAATACCAATGAAGGACCTGTAGATTTTTCAGTATCTTATGATTTTGATAATATTACTCCTGCCACTACAGAAGAAGTAGTTACTGAAGAGGTTGTAGAGGAAACACCAGTAGCTGAAGAAGTGGTAGAGGAAAAGCCATCTAAGGAAAGAGTTGATAATATTGTAGATGAAATAATTACTAAGGTAGAGGGTAGAAATTTTGGTGAAGACACTAATCCAGAAGTTATATTAGAGTCTGTACAAGGTTATTTACAAGGAAGTAAATTTTATGAAGAAGCTACAGATATTGAAAGAGAAAGTGCGGTAAGAGAAATAAATGAAAAGCTAGAAATAAAGATACCTAAGGCACCGTCAGTTAAAAAAATACTAAGAAAACCTAAGAAGAAAAAAGTAGTAGTTGATGAGATGGCTGCACTTAAAGACCAGATAAAATTAGAAGCCAGGGCTGCTAGAGGTGCAGTAAAGGATGTAAATACTAAACGTAAAGAACTTGCAAAACAAGTAAAAGATTTACAGAAAAAAGGTAAGATAACTGCAAATCAAGCACGAGTAATAATAAATAAAATAAACTCGGTCAATCTCTACAACCCTAAGTCGGTAGATGCCTTTGTTAAGTATATGGAGAAGGTGTATAACAATGCAGAGTATGCTAACAAAGTAATGGATGCCAACGCCTTACGTAAACGAATTAAAAAGGGAGCTAAAAATAAAAAGAAAGATGCTAAACTAACAGAGCTAGCTAAATCATTCTCTGCTATAGACCCTAAGTTTGTTGAGAATATAGACGAGTACCTGTCGGTAGCTAACTCGGTACTACAGGGGGTGGTGTCTTCAAGGGTGGTAGGTACAGATGTGAACTGGAGAACATCACCAGATATAGTAAAGGTAGATAAATACATTAACTCTCAATTGCAAAAACAACGTGAGATACTACTAGAGAATAAGAGACAGGAATTTGAGACCATCACTGGTATAGCCGCATCTGAATTATCGTATGATGACATGATGGCTATATTGGAGACTACTGAGGAGGTAGATGAGAATAAAGAAAAGTTAGTTAGGGATAATGTAAAGAAGGTATTCAATGCATACAAATCTATAATTAATAATATCATATCTACAGGCAGAGACCCCTTTACTGGTGAAAAAATAGATGCACCTAATAAAAAAATTATTAAGGAATTTATGGATATGGACCTCAACGACCTAACAGTAAGAGAAAGTATTGAGGCGGTAGATGCTTTAAATAACTATGTTACCAATGGCATAACTAGTGGTATGGAGACAGTGGTAAGTCTATATAGAGGGACTAAAAATACTAAAGAATTGGTAGATAAAGGAGTTGAAGCTAAACCGCTTCGTCTTTTTGGATTAAAAAATTTAGGTAGAATTACAGGGGAACAAATTACTTCATTACCTATATTGTTTGAGAGAATGTTTAAAGGTATAAAAGCTGGAAGAGAGGTTATGCAAAAGATAGGATTTACCGATATCACTAATGGTGTAGCTAAAGCAAATAAAGAATCTAATGTAATTATAGATTCTTACATTAATAAATTTTCCAAAACTAAACCAAATGATAAAGTTTTTAATGATGCATACAATATTACTGAACGAGGTTTACTTGGTTTTATGCGTAGAACAGTGGTTGGTGAAGACGTTCAGCAACAACAAGAATTTGATAGAAGAAAAGGATTGGTAGAACAGAGTATAGAGAAATTGGAAACGGGAACAGAGCAAGAGCAGGCAAAAGCAAAAGAATATAGAGAGGTATTTGATGCTGTACTTAAGGATGCAAAATCCATAGAAGAAGTAGAAAATAATGCAAACAAAATAAATGTAGAGGCTGTTAAGTGGTGGAATGAGAAATGGGCTAGTTACTATGACCAGCTAGCCGATGTGTCGTTAAATGTTTATAATAAAATATTAGGTAGTGATGTAAACTATATCCCTGATTCATTTAGAAAAACCCAAGAACAATCAAGTGAAGACTTTGAATGGAATGAGTCAGCATTTGCGGCAGCTCAGAATGCATTGTATCAGAAAAAAACAGGTATCCTAGAGGAGGCAACAAGACCTAAAAATCTTCCAAAGGATAGGTATATAAGCTTAGACTTTGATACCAATAACGCAGCGTTGCTAGAGGCGGCACTAGTAGATATAAATACTGCCGCACCTATACAACAATTAAAAGGCTCTATTGAGTCTAAATATTTCAATAAACTTGTACCTACAAAGGAAGATAGGGAGGTACTTATTAGTAGATTGAAAGGATATGTTAGAAGGGTTAGAGGTAAAGACTTTGCAGGAGGAACTACAGCACAGGAAGTAAATAGGGTAATTAATTTTATAGCTGGATTAGGAGTGTCAAGAGTTTTAGGGGGTATAACTCAACCGATAAAACAAACTATCCCTGTTGCTATAAACACCTTAATAAACGCAGGTAGGTTAGACCTTAAGGCAATAGCTAGTACAGAAATAAATGAGTGGTTAGATAAATCAGGATATGCTATTGCTAACAGGGGGTTAGCATCTGAAACCACGTTAGAGAGTATCAATAGGGCATTAGAAAAAGCGGCTAAATCTAAAGGTAAAAAATCACTGGAATTTATAGAAAAAGCTAATCAAATGTGGTTAAAAACATTCCTGGTTAAGCCTGATGCAGCTATAGCAAGGGCTTCGTGGATATCTTACTACAAACAGTCATTAAAAAAACAAGGGATAAATTCATCAAATATAGATTGGTCTACCCATGATATAAATAAAAAAGCTGCTGATTACGCACAGCAACAAGTAGATAGACAGCAAAATGTATCTGATGCGAATTTACAGGGAGATTTAATGACAAGTAAAAAACCAATTATACAAATAACTAGAAAAGTACTAATACCTTTTATGAACTTCGTGTTAAATCAAAAGGCAAGGATGTACTCTGATATAATAACACTTAGCAGTAAAACATCAAGTGTTGAGGATAAAAAAACAGCGGCACGTTCATTATCTGGATTGATGGCTGAAACAGCAACTTTTAATGCTTTATCCGCTGGTATTACTAATATGTTATTTAATTTAGCCAAGGAGGTAATGGGTTATGATGAGCCAGAGGAAGATATAGAAAAAAGAATGAAGAATAAAAAAAGAGGTGTAGCTACTAATGTAGTGACTGATGTATTAGTTCCCTTTCCTATATTAGATGTTATTATTTTAGGTAGTGTTAATAAAGTATTAGATTTATTTCAGATGGATATTCCTGATAATGAAAAATTTACACTATTTAATAAAGAGGAAGAAAATTATTTAGAGAGAGCAGGTGTTCTAGGTATAGCTTTTGAAAAACTAATGGATGTTTCAGATATATACGATATGGCTATCAATGGAACTATTACTGAAGAATCTTTTGGTAAAAAAACAACTAAAGAGTTACCAGCTAAAAGCCAGGAGGTAATGGAGTCTATACTTCCTTTATCTATATTATATAATTTTGGATTATTACCATCCGAGGTGGGTTCTGAAATAAGATATATTACTAAGATAGCTAAAAAAACTGCTAAAACTAAGACCCAACAAGAATCAGCTAAAAAGAAAAAAGAAAAAGAAGAAAAAGAGTCTAAAAGAAGAAAGGAACGTATTAGAAAGAATAAAACTAGAAAAAGAAATACGAGAACTCGTTAAAACAAATGCGTCAATCTAGAAATTTGTCCATGTTCCTTATGGTGTAAAAAACCCTCTACAGCTTTAGGATTCCCTATGTATCCTGCCTTAGAATGCCACGAGTCACTACCCGATGGACTACGCAGAGACTCACACGTTACCCCACAGAAATCCTTAGATGTTTTATGATGTACATGGTGGGTGTATATATACCTATGGTCTGATATAGCCCACTCCTTCTTAGCCTCCTGAGCCATAATTAATGGTAGGTCAGCCATCTTAGCCCCATCCCCGTGGGTGGTGCTAATAAGATTTTTACCATACAAAAAATACTTACGGTGACGAATAGAACAATCAAATGTGATATCCTTGCAGTTTCGAAACCACGCACTGATGGTATCGGATAACATAAACCCTGAAATGTAGTCGTGGTTAGAGGGGTTAAAAGTAAAATGTACAGGAGCTACCGCTAGTAGCATCTCTAGACACTCTACATATAAACGCTTGGCAGATAGAAATGCCTCGTACCACATCCCATCCATATCCTGTCTGGTGCCTCTAGTAGTGGTATTACTTGGAGTATCTACGTGTAAAATATCGTTCCCACCGATAAATAATATCTGGTCTATGTTCCACCCTGATGATTTGTCTAAAATGCCCTGTACGCCCTCCTTAACACGCTTCACGGCTATGCTAGTGTTGTATTCCTCACCCTCTATAGCTCTAGCTAGTTTTCCAATGTGAATATCGGCAGGGTCTACCACTAGTAGGTGTCCATCCTTACAAGGGGTGCGTTTAATCTTCGGAAACTTAGGTGAGTATTTTTTTAGGTCACTAATTAGGTCCTCACGTATCTCCTCATACGTGGGAGCCTTATCGCCCTTAAGGTGTATAGAGAAGTGTTTACCCTTATACCAGTAGTTACTGACATTATCAAAAGGTAATCCCTTTTGTTCACACTCATCAAAGAGTGCGGAGGACTCACGCCTACGTATATACTTGGATATGTTCTTACGGATTTGGTCTACCTTACCATCTAATCCGAGCTCTTCCTTTACTTCTCTAGCTATCTGTGTTTTATTCCTCTCTCCATTATTCCATTTCTCCAGTG